CTGTTGTTAATCGTACTTGCATAATTTTATCCTTTTAGGGCAGCGATTAAGCCGCCCTTATTAGGGGTTAGTCTGTAATAGCTGAAACATTCACGTCTGATTGATATCTTGGTTCGCCAATATAAAGAACATCAACAATACTTGCGCCTGCGCCTGCCATTCTGATCTGAAAACAATCATAACCGTCACTAAATTTTGCAGGATCAAACTCTACGATCCAAAGCTGATTTTTATGCGCTCCGGTATCAATTGTAAAGGTAATTGCATCCGTTGCCCTGGTCAATAAATCGGCTGTAGCAGTATCGATATTATACCAAATTGGACAAACGGTTGTTATGGCTGCGGTTGTTCCTCCGGCTACGTCTGTGCTTTCATTCCATGTTACAATCAAATCAACATCATCAACATATGTCATGCTAAGAACTGCCCAAACTTTTTTAAAGTTTTTACAGCAAACAACATCAGATGTATTCAGCAATGCACTACCTATTGCTGGTTCATGTCCTTGTATTATTTTAAATGCCTCTGGAAAAGTTAAGTTACTCATTTTATACCCTCCTTATAGGGTTAAATTTTATGCTCTGGCTTCAATTCTAATAAATGGACTAACAGTGTTGCTTGTGCCTTTAAATGGCGTGATAGGACTTACAACTCTTGGCTGTCCATCAAAATAATAAACGAAGCGGAAAGTAGTCTGGCTATAATCAAATTTAAAATGAATTGAAGAAGCTTCGTTAATATCACCATAATCAACACAAAGATATTGGCTAAAATCACATAGCCAAAGATCGCCAGCATCACCCAAAGATTCTGCTTGCTCGATAAAAACAACCGGAATTCCTTCCATTGATCCATTTGTGCCACCGATACCAGGAGGAACAAACATTCTTGCCATTTCTCCACCTGTGCCGATTGCATATGACATCTCTCGTAATGTTTTATAAATATTTCGATTTCCAAGCCAAACAACATTACCAGCACCGCCACGAATATAAAATCTCATGATCATATTTAGTATGTTTTCTGAAACTATTGTGTCAGCAGCTTGACCAACTTCTTTTGAAATGTCAATTTTTGCATCACAATTTTTCAAACCAAGAGCCTGACCTGCGCCAGTTCCTTCCATTACTAAATCTTGAGATTTAAAAGCAAACTCTTCTGTGAAAAGTTGTCTCATTTCCTGACCTAAAAAGGTTGCGTTCATCAAGATTTTATCACTTGCGTAATACATCCCGGTCATTCTTTCAGGTGCAAGCTTAATTTTGTTGAATTTTGTTGAACTGGAAGTAATTTGAGAAAGTTCAGCATCAGTATAAACTCTAACACCGCCACCTCTTGAACCATCTGCCCGGCTTGTTTCATCAAGACCGACAATTTCAAGACTTTCAGATCCTGTTAATGTTCTTTTCTGACATCTACTCAAAACTTCTGAATTATTAAAACCGCTGGTCATTAAATCAATACTGGTTTCAGATTGTAGTAAAAATCCACCCTCTGAGCCTATTCCTTGAATTTGTCCTGCTCCGGCTGCTCTGCCTTCTTCTGAAAAAAGAGGTCTCATTGATTTTTCAACGAACTCTCTTGATGCAGGTTTCCCTTGTCGTTTTTCAATCAAAACTAATGCTCTTTTTGTGTTCTGCTCGAGCCTTGTTCTTGATTCTTTCACATCAAGACCACGGATTCCGTTTGGATCTGTTACAGCAGCAACATCACACATCTGTTGTCCAAAAGCGGCAGCCTGAGTACCACGATAAATAGGTTGATCTGTGATTGTGATAATATTTCTGGTTTCATCATCATTCAGGTCATCATCGGCATTGAAAAGAGCTTGCTCTTCAAGCTTAATAGCTCTTTGTTCATTATCAATGTCTATGCCGAGCTGTTCCATATCGCTCATAATAGTAACGAGTTCAGCATCCTGCTCGGTTGTTCTGGTTTCTAAAGCTCTTAATTCTTTGAGCTTCGCTAATTTTTCCCGGTAAGCTTTTTGTAGCTTTTCAATTTTGGTCATCTCTTAAATCCTCCTTCGGATCGTTCAAGAATTAAAATATCAATATTAAGGTTTCTCTTATCAGTTGCGCCGGTTGCGGCGACTTTTGCCTCGGTTACGAGGTCTTTTTTTATATCATCCAATGATCGTAAGGCGACTTCAGTATCAGGATATGCCGGAAATGTAACAGGAGAAACATCGAATAGCTCATTAACTTCCATAATAGTTCGAATAGGCACTTCCTTGTCTAAATCCTTCCATTCATCAGATTTAATATTAAAACCAAAGGATTGTTGCGTAATATCTCCACGTTCAATAGGCGTTAAAACCATATCTCTAACAAGTTGAGTGTCAGGAGGAGTAACAGACATAAACAATCCTTTTTTATCTTCTTTTAGTTCAAGCGTTCCGGCTGAAACCCTACCAAGAATAATATTTGAGTCATGATTAAACAAGGCCCGGACATCAGATGTTTTAAGAGCCTTTTTAAAAGCTCCTGGGGCAATACGTTCGACAAAACCCATATTTTCACTGTCTTTATCGAAAACAGCGGCATATCCTTCTATTTTTGGTAGTTCATCTCCGTCACGCCTTACTCTAAGCTCGGCTGTTTTTAAAACTCTTGTTTCTTTTTTTGGTTCTGGCATATTATCACCTTTTAGATTGATAAATAACAATCGCACGCCTGATGTAAAGGAGGGTGCATTTTTAATCCTCGTATTCTCATTGGTCCTGTTCCACCTTCAGGGTTAAGTTCATCACCGTCATTAACAAAATTCTGACCCATTGAAACACGCTTCCCCGCAAGACTTGTGCAATATGGGCAGGTCTTGCCTCTTATACGCCAAGCGGTTGAAAGTCCGATACTAAAAGCTACAGCCTGATAAATTGCGTTTGAAGCTCTAACGGTTTCATTTAATGCTATTTTATCAGCTCTTTTTTCTTCCCATTCATCAACTCTTTCCTCTAAAGCTGTTAAATCCTGCTCAAGTAATGATGTTAATTGACCTAAAGAACTTTCAGTATGACGTTCTGCATATCTGGCTGTGTAATCTTCAATGAATTTTTCAAGATCATCAGAAATTCCAACATCAACGCCCATTTCTTCGGCACTGGCTGCCTGAATAGCTTCTGAAAAACTCCTGATTACTGGACCTATTTTTGATCTTATCTCGGCTGGCATTTTTCTATAAAAATCATCAAGCCAAGACTGCATATCTCTTGTTTCTCTGGTTTTGCGCTGTTTATTTACCTGTGCTTTAACTGCAAGACCTTCTTTGTTTACAATGTCCTGTGCGGCACGTTTAAAAAGAGGATAATACTGTTTTGATATCCTATCTCTCAATAAAATAGAAGTTTTTGCTCTATGTTCAATCTGTCTTGTATTATTATTTTCTGTTTTTGTAGTATCGTCTGTTTCTTTGGCAAAATCTGCGGCTTGGTCACTTGGTATGAAATTTAATGGCACAAAATATTGATCTCCACCTGGGACCGGGTTTCTATTTTCAATTTTATTGATATCGTTAGCTGATATAGCTCCTTTTTGCCACAATGAATCATAATAAGCCGCTTGTGCTGTTTTATCGCCTCGTAAAAGACCTTCAACAAGTATTTCTGTATATAATCCTCTTTGCCTTTGCTCAGTTGTTAAAAGTTGCATATTCATAGCTTGTTCCCATCTTACAAGCCACGGTCTGAGACATTGAGAAACATACGAGCCGTTTTCCTGCTCTAAATTGTTGTTATTTGAGTTTGCTCCATGGATGGCTATTTTATGAGGCGGAACTTTATACATTCCGCATATATCAAGGTCTTGATGTTTACGGGTGTTGTGTGTTACTATTCCAGATGTTACATGGGTATGACATCCATTTATCTCTATGCCTATCGTTTCACCTTCTCCAACGTCTTCAACAGAAACAACTCGATCATAAGTAAAATTTAATTCTCTATATTGTGATTTCGGTAAATTTAAATATTCTTGAAGCCTTTTTGCTTTTTCTGAATGATGTGGCTTTAGTATTTGTGCAAGTTTTGATAATGGTGAATTGCCCATAACATATAAGCCCCATAATGCCATTACGTCACAATCCCTACCAAAAATATATTTTTTACCGGCTGCATAATTTAAATAAATTGCTGATTGTATACCCAGCAAAGATAATAGGTGCTGACATTGCTCAAGCAAATACCTGTTTACACTTGACCACGATAAACATACATTTTGACTTCCATTTATGTCTCTTATAGTCCCATCTGTATCAAAATAACCGGATAAAAAGCCTACCCAAGACTGTTCACCACCTGACATAATATTTTCAGGGATAAATTTTGTATCAGAATGTTTTCCAATTAATCCAGACTCATTTAAAATTGTTCTTATTTTTGATG